AATCAGACCCTGTCCGACCGCAACGAAAGACCCATTTCCGTATGCCAAATCAGACCAGTTGACAGAGTTGAGTTTCGTCGAATTCGCCACTTGTACTGGATTTATCCAGAACGTCGGAACGAACCCTATAAGTAAACCAGTCGACGATACCGCCACAAACCCAGAATCACCATAAGTTATACCAGCATAGACTCTCGGTGTATAATTGAGTGAGAGATTTTGCCACGATTGGCCGTTTGTCGAAATTGAAACTGCGGAAACACTGGAATTACTGGACGGACACGCAAAGTATCCACCCCCATAAGTAAGACAATTGGAATTTAAACCAGTTGAAACTCCCGTGGTCCAGTCGATGCCGTTAAGAGAATACATGACATTACTCGTTGAAGATATGGCCAAGAACCTATCGTTTCCGTATGACACTGAAGTCCACGAATTACTCGTCGTACCGGTTGTCACATTTGACCATATATTTCCATCCAAAGAGTACATGACATTGCTCGTCGTTCCATATTTTGAAACAGCTACAAACTTTCCGTTACCATATGTTACTGAAGACCATGTATCAAACACAGCGTTGGCATTGGACCAATTTATAGAATTCGTAGAATAAAATGTAGAAGATATATTTGAAACAGCCACAAACTTTCCGTTACCATATGTTACAGACGACAGTGGGGGGAGAGAAAATGTATTAAATATTTTTACTAGTAAATTACCATATTCAAAACCATTACTCACCGAGAGTATATTTCCATCAGAACTCAGTGCGATGGCGCTTCCAAAAAAAATCGCGGGGGCTGCTTCTAATGTGTTCGCTAAAATTCCATTCGTATAGACTGCCACAATTCCATTCACAGGATACGCACCAGGTATACCAACCGCAAGAATAGTTCCATCAGAATTTAAAGAAACGCTCTCATCTGGAGGATATTGACTACTTGCAGATACGATACTATATAGTATAGTCCCATTGTTATATATTTGTATTGTCCTGTCATAGTTATTAGGGTTTCTTGTGCATACTGCGAGAATAGTTCCATCCGAATTCAAGTCTAAATACTTTCCATAATCATTACTACTACTAAATTCAAATGTTTGATAAGAAAAAATTCCGTTATTGTACACTTTTACATAACCTTGGTATGTATTGGGTGCACCGACAGCAAGTATGGTTCCGTCAGAGCTCAATGCAACTACTCCACCAAATTTATCAGACGCATCCCCTGTAAGTGTATATGACAAGACTCCATTTGTATATACGTTTACATAATCCGCACCGGGTGCTCCAACAGCAAGTATGGTCCCGTTAGCGCTTAGAGCGACTGACCTCCCGAACTGATCAGACGCATTCCCTGTGAGTGTATATGACAAGACCCCGTTTGTATATACTTTTACATTATCATCACCGTTTGCACCGACAGCAAGTATGGTCCCGTTAGCGCTCAGAGCGACTGACCTCCCAAAGCCATCAAATGTATTTAATGGATTTCCCGTGAGTGTGTATGACAAGACTCCATTTGTGTACACTTTTACCAATCTCGGGAGATTAAAGTCAGATGGGCCTAGATTTGCCGCGAGAACAGTTCCGTCTGAACTCATGTCGATTGAACTACCGAAATAATCAAATCCCGCCCCCGGAACAATAGTATATAGTACTGATTTTTTTACTACCCAATTGATTCCGTTGTATGAATACGCTGTAGAACCACTCGTGCTCACAGCGGAAAACACTCCATCCCCGAAAGTCACCGATATCCACGAATCGGTTTGAGAACCAGAAGTATTCGTCGCCCAATCAATTCCATTTCTAGAATACATGACGGGGTACGTACCATTGTTTGACACTGCGACGTAGACACCGTTCCCATACGCAACTGCCGACCATGTCGTCACTGGTGCAAACACGGTCTGCTGAACTGTCCATGGATTAAGCGTCGCCTCCTGATTAAGAGGCACAGGGTTCACTAGACTCACAGTGACATAGCCGGACGTGTTTGACACCGCCCCGAGGTCCGTAATAGTTCCCGCGCCGTAACAGGTTGCACCAGAGGCTCCCGTCCCAGGGCTTCCGGTGTACCCACCGCCACCCGAAATTCCAGAAACCTTAGGGCTCTGACCACCACCGAACCCACCCTCCTCTGGCACAACCCCTCCTAAATAATAGTTTCCGAATCCACCATAGACATATGCCATTGGTTTCAGGAATAAATATGTCCCGCTCGTCACTGCTCCATTCGAAGAGTACCCAGCGCCGTCTATCCCGACCCCTGTTCCGTACGGACTGAACGACGCGACACTGCCACCCGTGCCGTCTCCGCCACTCGCAACAATCAGAAGCGTGCTGCCGGACGTCACGAATGTCCCGCCACCACCACCGACCGTCAGGTTGTCTACTACATTTGAAGTCAGTGGTGTTGGCAGCTGACCTACGAGCATCTTCAGAACTTGGCCTTGAGTAAGGTTCAGGTTACCACTGACGACCCGCCCAGGTGTCGCGCCGTAAGCACCGGCAGCTGTGATTCTGTACGTGCCGGACGCTGGAACCGTCCAGTACTGCTGACCATCCACGATAGAAAACTGGTTCGATGACCATGGCGCGTTTTCATACGTCAGTGTCGAAGCTGGTCCCCTGCGTCCCGACGCACCCAGTGTCGTGAAGGTGAACGTGTCAAAGTAGTACAGCCCTGGGTAGTGATTATTATTTCCAGAATTATATTCTATAATTTTTTTACCAGCCTCGGCAATGCGACTGTTCAGGTACAGCTCTCTATTCTTGAGATGTAACACCCGTGTCGTACGGGCATAAATTCTCACTCGGCGTGAAAACACACAGGGGCTGAGCTGCAGTGTGTGCAATTGACGAATAATTTTACTAAAATTTATTTGACCGGTTGACTGTGGGTCTTCCGGATCCAATCCAAAAGAATAAATATAAAATTTTCTGTCGGGTGAGCGGGTATGATAGGTGAGCGGCTGGACAGACCCAAGATACAACGGTGTACCCACTTCGGACAGTATGACATCTATACCATCGAAATTGAGATTCAGGCTCACGAGTTGGTCCTGGCCGTCATTTGTGTAGTTGTAGGCGGATGTCCCGTCGGTCTGTACGACCCAGAACAGTTCAGTGACGTCATCTATAAATTCTGTCAAAATAGGAACAGTGGTTATGTTTGGCCCGACCTGAAACTCGAGTCTCTGGAAGGTGTGCGTCATATAGTCCATCTCTTTGCTCCTGAACATGTCCCGTTCGGTGTCGGTCACATAGACGTAGTCGACAAACAGGTACATAGTGACAGGCCCGGTCCACTGTGCACTTGAAAATTCCCCGATTTGCTTAAACTTGAAGTGGACGAGGGGGTGGGTAGACAGTGCGCACAGAGGCAGGTTTGTCGAAAACGGCAGGCGGATGTAATAAGAGACCAGGTTGCTCGTCAGGCCTTTCCCGAGCAGGTCCTGGAGCACCTGTTGTTTAGCCTGGGGCACCTGTAGGTCGTTTAGGATTTCCATGGACTCGCCGTAGTGACGCTCGATAACCTGGTCTCTGTAGAGGAGCTCGACATAGTCGAACATGCGGGTGCCGACCGAATCATCCACAGGGGAAGCAATCGGCCAGTCGACCCTGAGATACAATGCACCAACTGATACATCAGCAGCGTTAGAAATGGGTATGGTCACATCCTGACCAAAACTAACGTCGCTCGGAAATTGTAGTCGCGTGACTTGATGTGAGAACATCATCTTACAGTATGAAAATTTAAAAATTAAACATTAACCCACCCACACCATCCTTAATCACGAGGATGTTATAGGTACTGGCCCAGGCGTGTGTGGCACCACCTGTGAACTCCTGCTCGTTTATGCGAGAGAAGTTGATGGTCCCGTTAGGTTTTGGGCTTTCGGGGTTGAATTCGAAAGACAGGACTGAAAAGTTTCGAATAGGCATTGAGGTGTGTGTCTCGAACGGCTGAATAGTTTTTAGATATTTTTGTGTACCGACGTCCAGAGTGAGCAGAGGCTCGTTGTTGATGAGCAGGGAGCACTGGGCGGCCAGATTGGAGTACTGGTAGCCGTTGGTAGCGCCCATCAGCCACAGCTCTTTGACGGGGCAGCGAATATCCAGGTTGTCCATGGTCGTAACCTTCTGAGACTGAACGATGCGCAGAGAGGCGGTCGTGGGCTTGGTCTTTGACGACTTATAATCGACGAGGATGCTCGCTTGTAGAGTTGTGATTGGAGGATACGGGTCAAACCTAATAACATTACGACTAGTTACAGAGTCCTGTGTGAATATGTAGAGGTAACGTGGGTCGTTTCCAAAAATCTTGGGCGCCGTGCCACCGAAGTTTATGGGTGAACTGGGACTGTTTGAAGAGTAGTACTTGTACGCTGCGGCAGTGCTCAGATTTTTTGTAGTGTCAATCTGGACGACAGATGAAACAGTCGCTGAATTGCTTGATGCATAAATTTGCGAACCGACTACGGTGAGATTTTTAAACCCAGAACCAAGAGAAGAGCCATTAATAGTTATAACATTTGATGTGCCAGTGATTATACCGATGGGACTAGTAGGTCCATTATATAATATATCTTGAGCTTTTAGCCATGTGATTCCATCTGTGGAATACATAACAGCAGTATTTGTAGGAAAAGTATTATTATCTTTTGCAGATGCATAAAATATACCGTCAACAAATGTAACCGAATTCCAATTGGTGTAAAAAACTGCTCCAGGAATGAGTATATAATTACTCGGGTACCATGTTTGTCCATCCAGAGAATACATTATAGGAGTGTCCCCCCCTGTACCAACCGCTACAAATCGACCTGCACCAAAGGTTACGGAATACCATGTAGTACTCAGTTGACAGCTCACCAAAACCCAATTCTGACCGTTATCAATTGAATACATGGCTATATTAGTCGGACCGACCGCTACAAACCGACCATTTCCATATGTGACCGAATACCACAACACACCTACACTCGCCGGGACTGTCCCAAGAGACCAATTCATTCCATTGTTGAGTGAGTACATAGATTTATTATCATAAGAAACAGCTACGAAAACACCGCCACCATAACTAACCGCTTTCCAATTTCCAGATTGTGTACTGGTTGCATATACCCATGTATCTCCGTTTGTAGAATATGCAGGAGTAGTCTCTACCAAACCGGGACCGTAACCAGCCGTATCACCAACCGCAACAAATACTCCGTTGCCAAAAGCCATGCCCTGCCAAAATCCCACCTGTACTCCAGTGGAGAGCGTCCATACCATTCCATCGCTAGAATATTTTCCATAATTGCCGGCCATTGAAAGAGATGCAAAGCGCCCATTTCCGTACGCTAAACACGACCAACTTGGGTCAGAAATAGTTGTATTAATGTATACCTTATTCCACACAAGCCCATTTGCAGAATATAAAGAAGGAAACAATAGATGGTTTACAACAAATCTTTTATAAAAATTTAGATATAGAATAAATGTTCCATTTGTATATTTTAAAATATTAAAACCGTCAATTATAAAATAAATGCTATTTCCTATAAGGACACCCTCAGATATCTGGCAGCCATAATTAGTATAATCGGTCGTGTACCATTGAACTAGAAAATCTGAATTAAGCTGATATGTATACAAAACGCGGGGTATATTAGGAATCATTACAAGTTGAGACCCGGTTGAAATAACCTGATTGACAGATGTTACGTTAGACCCGAACCCAGCGACATTTGAAGTAAAGTTGAATGATTTGTAACCGAAAGGACTTTGGGTATCGTATCGTACCATAAGTACGTTCGACGCCACATTACACTGCGCATAGTACAAGTAACGATTATCGACAACCATCGTACCTGTCGGTGCGCCAATATCACTCGAGACCACTGGCAGATAACTGTTTCGACTTACAGAACTCGCGTTTCCCTTTACAAGTTCACTGACAAGTCCACTTAGTATGTAACCATTTGTTTGTTGGATATAAAGAGTATTTCCTAAAATACAGAAACGACTAAAGGTACCCGGTGAACCGGTAATAGCCGTAATATAATTCGTTCCGTCGTATACGAGTATGTTTCCGCTATAAGTCATAATAAATATATATGTCTGGTATGATAGAGTTGCCTGAACACCAAGACTAGTAGAAGTGCTTACATATGACTTGGAATCCAAAAAGTCACCCGTTCCAGGGTTCAGATTTGACGACAGGTTGACGTATTCTTCGAAATCTATATCGATGCTCATCTGTTGACGTGTCAGAGCGCACAGTGGAATCTCTTTTGTTCCTAGTGGCAAGGGTACGTAATACTCGCGCGCAACTGTCGCCTGTGTCTGGTCGAGCGTCCCGTTTAGGAGTTTCAGAACAGCCTTGTTTTCGTACGGAACAGTCAGGTCATTCTTAAGTTCTAGGTACTCACCGGTGTACTCTTTGATAGTCTGTTTGCCGCACATGATGCGGACCGACTTGCACAGTTTATGGGCGACAGAGTCGGTCCATGATGACTGATTTGGGGGGAGGAACCCTGAAATCCAGCCGCTCTGAGTCAGAGTCCATGGGGGTGTAGCCGGTAGCGCGTACGTGAGTCCTTGGCGAGCATCAAAACCCCAAAAAGAGGCATCATCCGCACTTCTAAATGATATTGAAGGATAATTACTTGAAGAAAATGCAAATGGTAATGATACTGTTAAAGGGGGCACTGGTAAAGAAACTGAATCTGAAGAGCTTGTTGGTAAAGAAGCCATGGCCACTCCATATGTAACAGAAGTCCAGCTTCCGGTCGACAACCCGAATGATAATGGTACCGTTATCCATGCACTACCATTCAATGAATATCCAATCTTTCCATAGAGACCAACAGCAACAAAGCGGTCAAACCCATATGTAACAGATTTCCATTGACCGGTTGGATTTTCTGAAGGTACCCAAGTGGCTCCATTTGTAGTTGAATACGCGGAACAATCTCGTCCTATCGCCGCAAATACGCCATTTCCATATGCAATTCCGTTATAACCATCGAATCCAGTCCGTGGTATACTTACAGCAGCCCATGTACTTCCATTAGTAGACGAATACATTGCCTGAGATGCAAAAAAAGAAACCGTCTCTTCGACTGCTACAAAATAACCATTTCCGTATGCGACTGCTTTCCATGTGCCACCAGGGACACCACTAATTTGCGTCCAATCAATCCCGTTCGAAGATTTTGCGACTACTCCATTAGAAGGACCACCTGCTATAGCAACAAACCAGCCATTTCCGTATGCGACCCCTGCCCAACCCCCGGTGGGTTGAATAGGTACATATGTCCATGTGGTACCATTTATAGAATACATAATTATATTTCCTACCGCGACAAACACACCATTCCCGTATGCGACCCCTGTCCAATTCCCGGTCTGTGCAGTCCCCGCTAACCAGGTATTTCCGTCATAAGAATACATAGAAGAGTCTTGTCCGACTGCTACAAACAAGTTATTTCCGGATGTTATAGACGTGTAGCCATTGGTTCCAATTGTATTTGCTGCTTCTGTCCATGTGGTTACATCAGTTGAATAGATAGGAGGCCCATCTACTGCTACATACTTATTAACAGTTGGTACTGGTATATTAAAAGTAAAATCGGTCGATGCACTGACGGTAACGGCACTATTCAAATAGCCCGCATTTGGTAAATTAATAAGCACCTGACTGCCGACCGGAAATTTTGATGCAGTTGAAGTAGTAATTGTACTCCCGCTAATTCCTGTTATAGCCCACGTCTTATTAGTGAGGTTATTCAACCAAAGGTTGAAATTTGTGGTTGAAAAGTAGCCCACGACGTCTGATGGTACGATACCTGGTACACTTGCCGTGCCGTTGTATGACACCCCTGCTAGAGTGGCTGAACACGTGAACGAATCGGCCGTCGGGATGCTCGCAATGGTGTACGTCCCGTCCAGGTTGAAAATAAGATATTTTGTGCCGGTCAGAGTGACTTGTGCGCCTACCGAAAAGTAGTGGTTACCGGCCGTGTTCGCAGTCAGGGTCACACCGTCCGCGACCACTTGCGTCAGGGTCATATCGGCATAGACAGTCCCGTCAACCTGTGAAGATGGCGTCGGGTACACATACTGGTCGGACTGTACCGGATAAATAGGAGGCAGAATAGCCCGGAGTGTCACCCCTGTCAAGATGTCACTCCTCTTGGGGATGGTACAGGTTGACCTTGACCCAAAAAAAGTTTTAGAATTATCAAAAGGAATTTCAAAAGTTTCTCTGAGCTCCGTGTCAGCCCCGTGTTGAACAGTATTAAACAGAGTTATTGTAGGTCGGGTCGTACTGTATGTGTCTGCTGCGGACAGTAGTAATTGTCCGGCCATAATATTCACTTATATTTTTATCCAATAGATAGTATGGCGCGTATTGGGGCTCTGCAGGCACTCAGTGCCGTAGGCCCACAAGAGAAATTCATGTACGACGACAAATCTGAGTGGGCTCCAAACATTACTCATCATTCAAAATTTGCCATCACTCGGCGTATGCTCCCGGTCATCAATAAAAACGGTGGGAGTTACCTTGGAACACAGTACCAGGTACCTATCTATCCCAAGCAAGAGGAGGACCTCCTGGCGAACATGTTCCTGTCCGTATCTCTACCAGCCCTGCCCGCCGGCTACAACTACTGTGAGCTTGTCGGCCGGGCTATTATCAAAAGTGCTGAGATTCTCGTAGATGGAAACGTCATAGAGAATCTGGAGGATGACTGGTACGTCATCCGTGACCAGCTCTTTCTGAATGCTGACGAGAAACTATCCATGTACCGTCTCGTCAGCAATGGTCAGGCTGAGTCGAATGTGGTCCCGGCCACTACCCAGCTCAATCTGATGGTCCCTTTAGACTTTTTCTTTTGCAGGCGCAAGCGACGACAGGGGAAGCCGTACTTGCCTCTGTGCGCTATGGAGAATTCATCTGTAATTATTCGGCTTACGTTCAACACACAGCCCTGGATTACCAACTACACGACCACCAACATTGACCTGATTAATCCTCGCCTTTTGCTTGAAGAAGTAACACTGACACCCGAGGAGCGCATCTACTACATGACCTCCAAGCTAACCTTCAAGATTCCTGTGGCGAACAGGGAGGCTGTGCAGTCGTATCAGAACGGTACGGTCCGCATGAATCTCACTGCCGACTTTCCAGTCTCGATGCTGGTCTGGTTTGTCCGGAACAGGCTCTACGAGTCGACCACGAATCCAGTCTATTACGCCTCACGGTACACCTACGGCTATTCGACCGACTACATTATTTCGGCCGTGCCAATCAACTTCTTTAACGGTGTGACCCAAAAGTTTGTGGACATTATCAAGTCGGCCACCATCTACCTGAATAATAAAAATGTTCTAAGTAATTTTCCAGGGGCTCTTTACTATACGTATAAACAGTCAACTGAGCACACCCTGACAGCACCTACCAAAAATATGTACATGTATTGTTTTGGGGACGACCCGAGTGCATATAGCCAGGATGGCACAGTTGACTTTCGGCAGCTCAATTCACAGACGACCTATATAGACATGACGTTCGACCCAGCGCTGGCGCCACAAATTCAACAAGGCTACAACATGTACCTGTACTACTACGGGTATCGCACGCTGGTGATTTCGGGAGGAAAATTAAGACTTACGTAATCTTACGGATTGTGGAATTGATTTTATCTGCAACATAAAGTGCCGATGTTGATGCGTTATACGCAACACTTAATGGAAAGTAAAACCGAGCAGCCGATCCAGTTCCATCGGACGAGCCGCCCGCATTGGCCGACCCGGCGAGTGTTGTGACGACAGCGGTCGAAGAAACAACCTTACGGATTGTCTGACCACTTGAATCGGTAACATAAATGTTCCCGCCCGTATCACACGTTATGCCTACAGGATTATTAAAATAAGCACCCGAACCAGTTCCGTCACCCTCTGCCTGAATCCCAGCCGCCCCGGCGAGTGTTGTAACGACCGCGGTCGAAGCAACAATCTTACGGATTGTAAAGTTGGATGTATCGGCAACATAAACGTTCCCGGACGTGTCACAGGCAACACCATAAGGACCTGAAAACCGAGCAGCCGACCCAGTTCCGTTTGTCGAACC